CGCTTTCTGTTGTTGAATCTTCTGTTTCCCTGTCTGCTCTTGCTGACGGAACTTCTGCCAGAACTCAGCTTGGGACTGACCCACGCGTTGCTGGTTGATCTCAGCATCTACCTGAGCTGCTTGTTGCTTCCCTTGCATATTCAGTTGTTGCTCTTGCCGCTTCATGCCGATGTCCATTACCTTGGCTTCGCGGTCCATTTGCATTTCCTCACGCTTCATACCCATTTCTTCGCGCTTGAGTTGAAGCTCCATCTGACCCTCTTGCTGCCTCATACCGATCTCTTGTTGCTTAGCCCCCATATCTGCTTGCTTTTCTTGCATCGTCAGTTGATGCTCTTCCTTCGCCATCTGCATCTCGCCTTGTATCTTCTGCTGCTCCGGCGTAGGCTGCGGCGGTGGCGGATTCGCCAGTTTCTGTTGGATCTGCGCAAATGTCTTGTCGAGCTGGCCCTCAAACTTCTTACCAACCTTGAAGCCTGCGAGGGAGAATTGCAGGAGTTGCATGACGAACGGCCCCAGTAGCGGGTCGCCCTGGATAATGGGGGCCATTTCCTTCAGGTAATTGGTGATCGTCGTCATGTATTCCATACGGTCCTGCTTTTCCGCCTGGAAGTCAATGTCCGAGAGCGAATCACTCTCCACCCTAGCTCGCAGGGTAAACTCCGGCATCTTCAGGAGTTGCATCGCCTGCTGGACTAGTTGTGGGTCCTCGTTCATGAACTGGACCTGAGCTAGCTTGGAGATTTCCTCCTCAGACATATGCTTGCGCATAAGCTGCGCTTGAATGTCGAACACCGAGGACGTGTACTCGACCACGTTCTTCTGACGCTCCTGGATCCGCATCGAAGCATACTGGGCCTTGAGCTTCTGGGCTCCGAGGGTCTCAGACGCCTTCGATGCCCCACGGATAATGTCCGCCATCCCCGTGATTTCGTAAATCTGTTGCTTCACATCCTCCCGATTCTTCATCAACTGGTCGAGAGCAGCGACGATCTGCTCCAGCGGTATCCAGTCGATAACGCCCTTGATCCCACCCTTCTCAGCAAACATCGCCCACTGATCGACTGGGACGAGCGTATTCTCCGCAGCGTTGTTAAGCAACTGCGGGATAGCAGGCGAGTTCTTGTCGTAAACGCCGGCAACTCGGCAGGCCCGGACGAGCAGACCCATCCGAGTGTTGATCTCGTTCAGTTCCCTGTACTGATCCTTGGCGTAGTGGTAGTCAGGGATGGGGACCAATTGGCCATTGCTGATGGCCGAGAACAGAATCTTGGGGCAAGGATAGAAGTCATCTAGCTCCAGAAAGTCATCTTTTGTATCAAGCACTTTTTCATAGTGCTTAGAAAGCCAATGAACTTGCTCAGCTTCGTGGTCCCAAATCTCGTAGATGACTGCTTGTTGAAAGACTTCATTCTTCGTCTTGACCTGAACATCATCTTTCTTGTTAGAGTGGTCCAGGGGGATTTTCTTGGCGAGTGCCTTCCCAAATCGCGCACTGAGCTGATCCTTCGTCATGTACGTCTTGCGAGCGATCCAGCGAACCTCCTCCCAACAACGTGCTGGGGACCAGAGCAAATCCTCCCAGTACACGTACTCATCCTTTACCTGCTCTCCAACCACTTCCTCGTACTCCATGGCCTCGGCCTGAGGATTGACCGCGAGCATTTCCTCCGTGGGCTCTTCAGTGCGACGCTCGATATCAGCGTAGTAGGTATGCCAGGAAGTACCCGCACCCGGCACGAGCAGGTCTTGCACCACCTGCTTGAGGATGTTGAAGGACTTGAAGCCTCGGGAATTGTGAGCTTCTAGCGCACGCTCCAAGATATTACAAGCCACCCGAGCGACGTCATCCTGCATATCGTTGAACTCACGATTGACGTCAGGCTTCGGCACCTGGTTGAGCAGCGAAGTGGAGAGGATATTGACGTTGGCGGCAAAGAGATTGAAACGACGCTCCATACTGGGATCGACGCCGCTGACTTCCATCGATTCAGCGCGGTATTCCTTGACGATCTTCCGCGCCTTGGTCCGCCACTTCTTCAGCTCCTTCTCGGCCGCAGTAAGTTCAGACAACCAGCGTTCGTACTCACCCCCGACCTTTCCTTCAAGTTCGGATAGCGATTCAATCTTGGAGATACTGTTAAGCTCCGCCATTATTGCTCCCGCCACAAACCAGGATTAGTGCGCTGATCTGTGAACAAGTCATCTAGGGTGAATGCGTAGGTCGCCCCGGCCTGCTTTTCCTCATTGGGGAGGATAATCTTGGGCCGAGTCAACTCCGGCAACTGCGAGAAAACCACGCCTAGATAGCGGTGGGCATCAGCAATATGGGAGGACCAATCATGTACAGGTCTGTCGCGGAAGCAGCCGAGCTTGTCATCCCACTCCCTGCGATACGACTTCATTGCTTCGATTGCCCCCGAGCAGAGGGGTTGATTCCAGTAGACGAAGGGTAGGAGTTTGCGGGTAGCAGATATGCCGTCACGAAGTTTATGATCCGGGACCAGTCTAGGTCTGTAGCCTCGTCTAAGAGTCTGCTCGACGATGGAACGTCCAGTTTGTAGGTTCTTGGCTCTGGCGTCATGAGGAAGATACACTTCCCGGACATCGCGGGCCTCCATCTCATCCAGGTATACGTCCCACTCGGCCTCGTTGTTACTGTAGACCTCGTGGATCAGAATTTGGTTGCGAGCCTTCTGGAAGAAGATCAGGACAGTATCATCCGTATAGCCGAGGTCGGTGATAACGTCAACTGGAAGGTTGGGATCGAGGTCAAAGTACCCAATGCGATGCTCTTGCTCGGCGACTTCCATTTCATTGCCGTAGATGGCGCCTTTGAGACTGGCCGTCCAGGAGCACTCGTACTCCTGCATGTAGTCCGAGTCGTCCATCTTGCTACGGAGCAGGAGAAGCTCCTCACGGGCCAGGATACCTGACTCTGAGGCCTTGAGCAACATGGCGAACTGCTTCGGATCGGCAACAGCTTGGTTATATGAATCGTAGAAATGATTTTTGCCCTTGGGCGTGCCGGTAGCGACGAGCCACCCATTACGGTCAGATAGACAGGGTAGAATCACCTGCGATACTGCCGAAGGGCGAATGAGAGCAAATTCATCCACGATGGCACCGTCGAGATACATGCCCCGAAGCGAATCAGCTTTCTCCGCACCCAGTAGGAAAATCTTGGCTTGGTTCTTGAGAGTAACGCGCAGTTCGGACTCATGGACCTGCTCCAAGAGCGGTCGGGCATACTCCTTCATGTATTCCCACGCAATCCGCTTCGCCTGCCGATAGTCGGGGGCGATGTAGGCCAAGTGGGGGCGATTCAATTGACACTCTAGGGCGCCGATGATTAGGTCGTTTACAGCTGCCACGGTCTTCCCAGCTCGCCGATGACAAACGAGCGTGGAGAACCGCGCCTGCCGGTTATGGAAGGGGATGAAAGCCTCGCGGGGCTCATAGAGTAGCTGGACGTTCATTCAACGTCGCCCATACCCGCTAGGCTGAATAGCGGCATCTTTTCCTTAGTGGTTACCATTTCTGGGCCGTAGCCCATGTTTCTAGCCGTCCTGGCTGGGGAATACTTCCGCAGAAGCTCGGGAGTCATACCGAAGCGCTTTTCAACGCTACGGGACTCAATTTCGCCGGGCAACCCATTATACAACTGAGTCGACTTCTGAGCGATTTCCTTCCATCGCGATCCTTTTGGATCGAGTACCGTGCCCGCAAGAGCTGGATTGTCCATCACCGCCTCGCGTGCTAGACTAGACGCGAATTGTGTCGGGTTTCCACCCCTACCGAACTTCTCGATGTCCTGAACTTTATGCTGAGTCTCGTGGAGTAATACCTTTAGCAAATCGTCTGGATCTTTGCTATACATCTCCAAATCGTTGCCGAGTTGAGATCCGCCACGCTTCGTACCTTTCTTGTAATACGCCGATACGTTCATATCCGCGAGTTGCGGGTAATTCTTGAATAGCTCGGGGTGATCTAGCAAGTCCCCAAGACGACCGCCAAAACCTGTTTTACCCTCAGGGTATGCCTGGAACGCGCCTTCCTTGAACTTCGCGTTCGTGTCGGGAATCTCCCACTTCAGTTGACCGCCGGCTGTACCTTTGTCGTAGCCTTTGAACACCCCGTGCTCCTGCCAAATGGCCTCGGGGTCAGCACCAGGCTTCTTCATGGCGTTACGAGCAGCAAGCATCTTCTCGTATGGGGCTTCCTTGGCCGCAGAGCCCGCAATGATCTTATTCTTGAGTACCCCGCCAAGCTTGCCGAATGGGAGCAATCCTATCGCAGCCGTACCCATAGCAACTGGATCGTCGGCCTTGTACCCGCGATACATGTCCCTCAGAGCCATCGCCTGGCCAACGCCTGGGACAGATCCGAGGACCATGTCTCCAGCCGTCTCAGGTGAGATAAAATCCTGATCCGGCTGAGGTTCAAGGCTAAACTGGTTCTTGCCCCAACGGAGGGCACGAGCCATTGCACCTGGGTCTTGCAGTTCCTCGGTCATTTCAGCGTCCCCTTGAGGACTTTGTCTATGTATTCCTCGTAGGATTCCAGAGGAGCTGCGTCGTGACGAAGCATGTCGGCAATCAGCGATCTGTCTTTCAGCAATACTTGACCATTCTTGGAGAAGTGATCGCCTATCTGCCCGATAGCATTGCGATCAATCTTCGTGATCCGAGGACGCATGCTAGGGCGACCTTTGTTCGGGTCGAATTCAATCTTCTGGAAGTGATGCAATCCTAACGGGTCTGCCGCCTCCTTAGCAGCATCAGGCCACTTAAGATTGACCTCGTATACACTCGGAGTACCAGGGGTCCTCACACCCGACTCAGTTTCAATACCCTTATGAGCCCAACGATTGGCTAAGTCTCTGAACGGGGAGAAGTAATCACCCCTACCTAACTGGCCGCCGCCCTTACCAAGAAATTGGGTGAATACTTCAGGACTACCGTGGAACAACTTGATCGCCGCTGGGCCTGCGAAGCCTTCAGCAATACGTCGGGGGTCGCCCTCAAGCATCTTCTCACCATGTTCGTGCATCGCAGGGCCTTCAGACTCCAGGTACTTCTGCGCTTCAGCCCGATTGGCCATGGATTTGGTACCAGCCTCATTAAAGCTGTCCCAACCGCCTCGGAGCGCGTCAAGTATGCTAGCCTTGTCCACTTGGTTCCACGTCGATCACTGCTGGTGGGGAGCGTCCGCTGGTATCGCGGGTGTTGATCCAGCTAAGCTGGACCTTGATCGCGCCGCCATCACCGCCCTCCACGCGAGCAGGGATGAGCTTGGAGTAGAGACTGTAGAACTTGTCGGGGTTGCTATGGGCCCAGTGGGCGAGTCTTGGGATTCCCCCGATGAGTTCAAAGGCGTGTTGGAACTGCTCGCGCACGTTCCGGGTGCGTGTGTACGATGGCAGTTGGGAAGCTGTCGCAAGGGCATTGAGATTGTCCTCCACCTCTGCTAGGGAGGGCGTGATCGGACCAGACTGGATACGCTCAGCTGATTCTGTAATGGGGTCGCTCATTGTTCGAAGTGATCGTTAAGGTCGTACACGTGACGCTTTCCTTGTTGAGCGGAATCAATCCAGTCTGAGACATACTTCCATTTGTCGTTATCGTCTACATCCTTAATTCTTGTATCAAAGAAATGGGTTGGAATGCCGCGCTTCTCATACCGCTTCGCCAGTTGCTGCACCAACATGGCTGTATTGAGATTATTGTCGACATTGGTATCGGGGAGCAAAATACCGGCAATCTTTTCGCCAGAAAGAGCAAGTGGACCCTTAGTCTTGAGCTCCGCGTAGTCCGATGGAGAGAAGCGAGCAGTTTGCATGATCTTACGAGCTTCTGGGTCACCCTTTCTGGCAGCTTCTTTGATCGCCCCAATGCCCCTCTCATAAGTTTTAAGGTGATCTTGCCAAGTATTCTCGGCTCCCGGTGCAATATTGTTCTTCTTCAACCACCTGCGTACTGCGTCCTCGTGACTGGGGTAATTGGCAGGGTTCCAGTCAGCCCATTCAGCTCCACCTGGCGGACCTACTAGCAATTGAGAGCCGCGAGGGCTGTTCTCATATTCCTTGAAGCTCTTAAATTGAGGGGAACTTTGTACGGCCAAGTCTTGTGAGAATTCTCCAGTACCGCCTGCGTCCATATTCTCGCCAAAGCGCAGAGATTTGCGGTCAAATCGTTGATCAAGTCTAGACTTCGGATTACGCAACGCAGATGCCATCACGTCGCCGCGCTTCGCCCAGATGTCCCTATTCGACAGTTCTCCAGGATGGTTGGGTAGGTCGAGTGCCCCAGGATGGGGGACAACAATCGGAGCCTCCTCATCCCAGAACGGCAAGCGAGTCTCACGGTTACGAATGGAGAATGAAGGTGAACTGAGTTCCTTGAACTCCCTAGCCCTGTTAGATTGACTCAACGGATCCACTCCCCAGTCCACTAAGTGCTCTGGAGTGGGTAAAACGTGGGCTATTTGCAGATTCGGGTCACCCTTTGGACGTATCAATCCCGCCAGGGCCCCAGCTCCACCTTTGAGCGCGGCTGAGCCCTTCAGCGCCGCCGCAAGAGCCTTAGCTCCGACAGCGGCCTTAGCCAGCATCTTCGTAGGTGGGCCGATCCATTCCCCAGCTTCTTGTACTCCCTCAGTATTCGGCTCACCCATAATACTGGTTGCAAACTTCTGAGCTTTCTCGGTCAGTCCAGGCATGCCCGGTACAGACGCAGCTCCCCTGACGACCCCGCGACCCAAATCAGTCCCCATCTTCAACGCTCGAATGAGATGATCCTTCAGCCCCTCGGGTGGAAGCTGATTAGGGTCTGATTCAGGGTCAAATGGGTCGTAGGGCATGGCTTACTGAATCGGGCTACCGAACACTTTCCAGCCGAGAATGAGCAGAAGGATGAATAGCAGGAAATTCGGGCCTGCTACTTGCCAGGCGACGGCCTCAGCACGGAATGTACCGTAGCCATAGCCGATCAGCCATAAGAGCATGAGAATCCAGAACAGCAGTCCGAGTGTCATTTCTTGTATCCTTTCTTGGCCCTAACTGGGGCGAGTGCCTTGAACTCCCTAGATTGGGCGGACAAGGGCGTGACTACAGGTGGGGGAGCTTCTGGGGGCCAGGGATCACCTGGGATCGGCCAGCCGGCCCAGGTATGGGGATAGTCTCCAGGGCCGAACAGATCGCGTTTGATGACTATGCTGCCGTCGCTCTGTAGCTCGGCCTCGTACAGACGGACGTAGGGTGTCTTGTCGAAGCCGGGGGCAACGAGCACGTCCCAGAAGTCAGGCGTAAAGCCTGAAAGCGGAGCAGGTCCGTTTTGCACTGCCGTCGGGTCAATATTCAGTCCTACCCTGCCCTGGACCAAGGCGAGTTGGGGATCAGTCGGGTCTTGCGGGTCGGCAGTCGGCCCAGCGAACACTACGAGTCGTGTGCAGGATAGGGTCATGCTGTCAGCGCGATAAGCTGGGCATCGGTGAGGCGCGTGGCGTAGATGTTGACGTTGCGGATTGTGCCTTGCATCGCATCTCCGCCACCATTTCCGAGTGCAAAGAGTCCAGCAGCAGGGAAAGCTACGAATGCGCCGGTCGCTACCGCCCCACCGTTGAGGCATATCGACGCAGTTGCTCCGCTCCACGCGCTGGCGCTTTTGTTGACAGCCCCGACTACTCGCAAATTCGCCCCGGAAATTTGGCCGCCGGGTGAATAAAGCGAAAGAGCTTTGTTGCTCTCGTAGAATTGTTGTTGATACGGAGTTGTGATGACGCCTATGTGTCGTTTGGCGGGGTAGGCGTACTGCGAATACGACTCCAAGTATGTTGTCGCCAACGCGAAATCTATGTTGGTCGCCGTTTGGTATCCGAGGCCCTCTACCACCCGCGTCGCCGCGACCGTGGTGGTGGGGATGTACGAGGACGGGTCGGATGCCTGCTCCACCTGAGCGCCCCAGAGGTACATCGTCTGGCCGGTGCCGACGTAGACCGGAGAGCCAGAGTTAATATCGGCGTTGATGCTATTGACCTGTTGAAATCCTCCGCCCCCAGCAGTAACGGCGGGCGTCGTAATCGAACAGCGATACCATCCATTCGGGAGCGCGGTGACAGTTGTAGTTACCGCAACTCCTCCGATGGATTTGTTGCCAACTGCGCCTGTTGCCAGATTGAAGTTCGCCCAAAATTGGCCGCTGCCCGCATCCGCGAAAAAAAGTTGCGCCCATGGCAGCGTTCCCTGTTTCAGATACGCGCTGTAGGTGTACGCAACTGCGGTGAGGGTAGGTAATGGTTGATAGATGCGATGGCCTGCGCTCGTCGCATCATCCGTCAGCCTGTCCGCAGTCAGCGTACCGTCCGGTGCAGCGACGTTATCCGCCGTGATCGTGATATTGGATTTAGTCCACGTTACGTTGTCGAACGCTTGCGATTGCAGGCACAGATTCGTCGCCGCGTTCTCCGCGACATACCCCAGCGTGGTGGCGAGCGGGATCGCGGTGCGGACGCCGGTATCTCTGACGACGTTAGGCATGACGGTTCCCCTTCGCTTGATTCGCCGTCGTCGGGATCACTTGCAGGTTATGCTCGACATGCAGGCCGCAGACGATGGGCGACTGCAACGGG